GTTTTTTTAGTTGCCATTGGATAACTCTTCCCGCTTTATATTCTATTACCTAGAAAAAGGCCACTTAAGTCCAGTCACTCTTTGAAATTTTGATATTGCAGAATCTAGAACACCCTTGTTCTTGTATGTGACGGGACTGTCTAATCCGCTGTCCTTCCACGATTCAAGATACCTTCTTTCTTTCGACAAAACATTAGCAAAACTTTCTACTTCGGCTTGTGAACCTTTCAGTTTGAGAGGAAGAAGGGATCCTTTATAGAGAGAAGGCATTAACCATCTCAAAAGTCCACCAAACATCAACATCCAACTCTCATCTAATTTCCCTTCTGCATCCCTTGCTTTAGAGAAGTCAATAACTATAGGAGTTAGATCTTTCTTATTCTCGTTCATTTATAATCCCTCCGCACTACAATAAATAGTTGCTACCAAAAAATAAAAGGGTACACTAAGTACCCTTTTATTTATTTCCTTTCATACTTTCCGATTCCATCTCTAGTTGCTTAATCAGTCTCTCTACGAACCACTTTCTCAGTTGAATAGGAAGATTATATGCCTCGAACAGACTCCATCCTCCATAATACTTTAAAGAGAAAAACTGCTCATAGACCATTTCCATATATTTAGGAGTCAGGCCAAAAAAACCTAGGGGTAATCGGAACCTCCAGGTCCTGCTCGTGGCCACAATTATCGCAGACGAACTCCTGCGTCATATCAAGATTAGGGGTTAACTTGCGTATGGTCTTTCTAAAAAATTGAGAATCTGAAGCTGGCATAGATTTTATAAACCTGTCAACCTGTATAGAATCCACTACCCCGTTTATAGAAACAGTCACCCTTTTCATGTGTTCTGTCAAAGGACTCTCTGGTAACTTCTTTTTCCTCTTCATTTCTTGCGAATGCGCAATCCCAAGTTCATCCCTTCCTGTAAGCAACTTCACTTCAAGAGTAACTCTTGATTTCGGAAGGGTGATTAGAAAATTACCATCGAGAGACTGGGCGACATACCCACTCAAGTCTTCATCTTCCGTTGTCTCTACATCCACCAACTCCTTGCAGGAGCATAATGCCAAATCAAATTCATGGTTTTCATAAATCTCATCACACACCGGGCATGCCACTTCTGTAGGGTAAGCGGCGCCGTAACCACTTATGCGTGCTGCAACCAAAAGAGCATTCCTATCGCCGACCAACAAGTCTTCTGTTTTGATTGATTTATCTACTATCAAACTTGCTAGCAACCGATCAAAGAGAATTCCTTTCCGAATAAAAGATTCAGTCGTAAGGATGTCCTCCTCTTTCGCAGTCATTTCTTTTATTTCAATCTCATTCACTTGGTGAAGAGGATGACCTTCTGGATAGAATTTCCCTTGTGATGGTAGTTCCACTATCTCAGTAGGTACAACATATGATAAACTATTATTATTTTCTGTTGAGTTTTCAGGGGCGTCAAACACTGGTGGCGCTTCGTCGGAATGCTTCGCCCCTGTGGTCGGCATTCCGAGGCGCTCCTCGTTACTTCTTCTTGTCATTAGTACCTCGCTTTCGCTTTATATATCTATCATGGACTTGGATCGACTACGAAAGTCTCCAGTTCGAACCAGTCAAATCGAATTTGCATTTCGATGTCCATCAAAGTTTCAGTTTCATAATCCAGATCACCACCAAAATTCACACTCTTAATCCAAGGATTTTGCAAAATAGTTCTTTCAATGGTGTTACCATCACCGTCTAGCATTACGATGACACAACTGTTCATTGCTCCAGTTCCCAATCGCTTGCTAATTGTAGACGCCATGGTGCTATCTGCACCAACCGAGTCATCGATAGAGGAAGGCAGCTGATATCCGGAATCTTGAATCAATTTGAATAAAAGATCGGTAGAATGAGGATTCGCTGGATCAACCAGGTGAACAGTGATGGGTTCGTAAGTTACCATACCTGGATAATAGAAGGTGTGGTTCAAAAACTTATGCTCAGACTCGCTAATGTCTATGGCAGGTTTCGTGACCGACTTACAAATATAAGTAATGTGCTCGGACAACCCAGCAACCCCTAATTGAAGTACCCATCTAAATGATCTCTTAGGATCTGCTACTTGTGCGTCTTTCCAAAATGGCATATTTTAAAGTCTCCTTCCTGTTCTACTATAATTAGTAATCATTTCTAATTTTAGTCCTCAAAACTTGCGCCAGATCTTGTGATTACAAAATCAAGAGCGATAAACTCAATTGCGCGTGCAGGTTTCAAGAAAATCTTTGCATACAAAATATTCCTATCTACCAAATCAGGCGTTGTCGTAGTCTCATCCAAGATAACCTTATAATCAGTAAGACCCAATCTAGTTTGAATACTCCCAAGGAATGGATTGACTTGCCCTAAGAACCTGCCCCACGTTGCCGTGACGTTCTGGTCAAACAACAGTGTAGCAGAAATCTGCGAGATGCGTCGCTTCACGAAGATCATCAACCTTCGCACGTTAATCCGATCCAGTGCAGAGCGAGTTACCTGAAGGGTCTTCTGTCCGAAGACAACAATACCTTCTGCTGGAAATTGAGCAATGGGGTTAATGCCCGCGTTATAGAGATCGTCTCTTTCCTGCGAGTTCAGTCTGGAGCGCACATTGGTAACTGGAACTCCTGCGCTGCCCTCGGACAACCCTCCTCTAGTAAACCCGGCAGGAGCAAACCACAGTTCGCTAGCTGCTTGACTACTAGCAAGCGTTCCAAGAATAACAACACTCGGAGGTACCCACAGGGAACCGCCAGTAGTTACTGTATCTGTAATTTGAACCCATGGGTAGTAAGCGCAACCATAACTATTGTTGATATTTCTATCTTCAAAAGTACTGATGGTGCCATTGACTGTTCCTATTCGCTCTGAATCTGTCTTGTCAGCATCTTCAGTGGGAGGTTCATACCCACCTTGAAGGTCGATAATCGCCAGCGCATCGGCGCGTGCCTCACATACATCCAGCAACTTGCTGGTAAGTTTCGGATTCGTAATTCCAGGCACTGTTGCCATATTACACTCTACTACTTCGGCATCCGAGACTGTGTCAATGGCACGGTCCAACGATGCGAAAGCATAATTATTGCCAGGAGTTGCAGAAGTGGGCATTCCACTGTTGCGGAAAGGTTCTTTTTCTAATATATCCAACCCTTCGAACCCAGCATTGAGAACAGTGGTGATCTTATTAAACCCAGCATCTAGAACCGCCTTATACGACGCACTCAAAGCAGTGTAGGAGTCCCCGTCTCTTCGAGACCCGCTAACCCAAGTTGCTAAAGTGCCTGCGGTGGTGCTTGGTTTTACATCATCCAAAGAAACAACCCAGGAATATTCTAATTCATCAGGGATAGTGGTAAAAGAATCCATATTCTCAGGTTTGCGTCGCAACATGTCTTTCACGCTAGGTTCAACACGGTTGCTCGCCACCTTGTTAGCAGTAGCGCCAAAATAAGCGCCCTTTTGATTTGTAATAACCCCTTCGTCACTATTTGTTCTCGTTGGAACACGCGGAAATTCAAAAGAAGCAGTAATATCAGATACTGACGATGATCCCACATAGATAAAATGCCCAGATTCTGGAGAAACCTGATCTGGGATGCTCCCACTACCAATAACATAAGCTTCGTCGAAAGCGGCGGCGCCAGAAGCGGTAGATCCTAGTGGCAGGACATCTGCTGCACCACTGATCACGGTAAAACCCTTCCAGCGCGCTGGACCATATATCCCGAAAGGCAACAACTTTGCGTCGGCGCCGTTTCCAACTTGGGGATCTAATTCGATACGAACATACCGTGATTTGTTTACATAATCACCATAACTAATATATCTCTTACTATCAGAGTCCCACTCTGTCCATGAGTCTCCAATTTTACGAGAAATAAAGTTAGGGGAATTAGGATTCAAATCCACGTCGCTATAAGTCTCTACAGGTTTCGGGTTATTGTCACTATCGCCTAGTTGCCGAATCTGTAAAGTGAAATATCCATAAGGACTCGCCTCGTTATTAGACGGCGTGATACTTGTAATAGAAATCTTAAGATTATCCTGAGACCACTCGCCGCCGCCAAGACCAATAAACCTAAAAAGTTTTGGCATATCAGTCGCGACATAGGCGCTTGAAGTGCCCAAGTCCTGACCAAAGAACCATCCAGTACTAGCATCCGACAATGGCATTCGCTGCTGATGCTGCTCAACGCTGCCGGAATCTAGACCCAAGATAACCGCGTATCCGGGTGGGTTGGCGTCTGACCCGTCATATAAGTCGGTAACGCTTCTTTCAAAAGATTCACCAAGAAAGTAAGTCTTGGCGCCAGAAGCATTCACATTGGTATCGCTATTCATTAGAGTAGGATTAGTATTGAAAACATTTCTAATAAAGAGTTTGCTGTTCTCATCAAAGTTAAAAGATATCTTGTCGGTCACTGCGCCGGTGGTACCCTTGATAACGGCAGTAAACTGACTCTTGCCAGTAGATTTGAAAACGCCGGCCGTACCTTCGCCAGTAGTTACGCCGTCTGCCAAGGTACCAGAAAGAGAAACCGCGCCAGTTCGTGCATAAAATATCGCTGCCAAGGAACCAGTTCCAAGATTGCCAGTTGTAGGATTCGATGCAGATGGAATCAAAAATAAACCAAATGCACCGCCAGCCATAGACGAGGGGGAACCTGCTGCCATAGAGGTGTCATTCGCTTCCCACCCTGCTCTGCCCGGATTTGACGCTTCATCGTCTTGAACTCCCGCTAACCTGACGAATACTAGAGGACTTTGATTCCGCAAATAAGCTTGAGCAGCATAAGTTGCATAAGAAGGGGCAGAAACGTTTGGTCCGGATCTCCACACGTCAGAGGATCCGCCACCAAATATGGGGTCTCCAAAGGTTTCAACAAAGTCAGAAAAAGAATCTACCTGAATTGGTCGCATCGCAGGTCCTTTCAGTGACCTCCCGATAACAACTGGACCAACACCACGCGGAAGCGCGGGCAACTGAGAGTTATCTACCTCCGCAACGAAGACTCCGGGGGATACAAACTTAAATTTATTGACTGACATAGTGCGTTGCTCTCCTTCTCAGAAATTTGAACATAAAATTCTTTTTACCTATAACGGTTTTATCTTCTTGTAAATAGTTTTAAAAATTAGCAAATG